TGGCGCAAACGCTGTGGGGTGCTATAGTCATCTGATTGCTGAAAACAATTTATTTTGTAGGACAGGCCCCGTGCTTCGGCACGGGGCCTTTTTCTATGCGTTACCCTCTTTCGTCGGTGCATACAGCGACAAAAGATTGACCGCATATTCGCCCGGCTCGAACTCCTCGTTCCAGCCCTTGTCGGGCGGGAAGGGAACGCCGAACTCCTCCGCGATCATCTGCACCGCTTCCAGCGACGGCATCATGCCCTTGCGCCTTCCCATCACCGAGATCGAGAGGTGGCTACAGAAGCCGGCAGGCTGTTCCTCGATCGAGAAAGCCGCGCGATAGCCGCCAGGGAACACCATATGCGCCGACGGTGGACGCTCGATGCCAGGCACGCGATCTTCCAGCCGCAGTGTATCGGTGTCATCGACAACGCCCTTGCGCACCGTCTCGAACCTCACCGGATGCGCCTTGGCGTGGGCAATGATCTCGGCAATCTTTTCGCGCTCCGTCGCGCCGATCATCAGGACAGCCATCACTTACTCCTCCGCTGGCTCGTAGGCGTCGGGCGCTGGCACGATCGGCGGCAGGTGCCGGGCTATGCGCAAGGGATTGATCCGTTCGACGCAGGTGCGGCAGATCGGCTCGCGCTCGCCGGTCACCGCGCTGCTGGAGGGAACGCTATGCGGGTTGTAGCCGAATAATTTGCCGCAACCGATGCAGGCGCTATACGCCATCATGTAGCCCATCAATCCATCTCCTCATCGGCATATTTGACCAGGGCATTGTGGGCGGCGATCAGCCGGTCGAGCGGCCCTGGATCGGCGCGTCGCTGTTTCGGTGTTAGCGCATCGATCGCCAGCTGCGCGTCACGCCACTCGCGGACCAGCTTTTCAATCAGCCGCCACCGCTCAGTGGACGAGAGCTTCATGGTGGTCACGACCATGGCCCGGTGTTGCTCCAACTTTGATAAAGGAAATATTGCGCCGACGTCGACGTGGTCGCGGAAGAGGCTGAAGTGTAAGCCGTCCACGTTGATGTCGCCGAACTCGTCGTCGCGTAGACTGGGATGGCTTGGCCATTGGCACTCGCCCACCGATCCTCGGTGATAACGCCGTTCCTGACGACGCGACAATGCATATGGCCGCAGTTCGGGCAGTTCAAGACATGATTGCCGTTGAGGCTCATGTCCATTGAGAATTGAACGTAGCAATTACAGGCGTGGCAATGCAGCTCTTGTCGCTCAAGCATCGATCACTCCTTTGGTCAGACCAACTCTAATGGCGGGGTTGGGATCACGATGCCGATCGGCTTCCAGAGATGCAGGCAATGCGGATGGCAATTGATATAGTCCGATTTCGCCGGGTGGTATTGCACGACGCACTCGTCCTCGCGCCAGAACAGGTCTTTGACGAAGCACATCTCGGTCCAGTTGGGCGGGCGCCGATCGGTCGAAACGCTGACATGCTCCCAGCCGAACTCCTCATCGACGCCGCTGGAGATGATCTTGAGCTGCGCGCCGGTCGGCCCCATCACAAAGAACGCACCACTCATGCCGTCATCGGCGGTCGAGCCTAACGGCCCCTCGCGCACGCGACCCTCTTCCAGCTTTGATGATAGGATGTTTCTCACCGTTTCTTTTTGCCGTTCTCCAGATTGTCGCAGACGCTGTCGATCACGTTGCGAAAGCTCGCCGTCAGTTTAGGGTGATTGCCCAGGCGGCTCAACGCGCGACTGAGGTCATAGACCTGATAGTCGAAGGCCACGGTGGTGACCTTGCCGGTGCCATCGATCCCGGCGATCTCGTTGACGGTGGTGTTGAGCGCCTTGGCCATCTGCATGGCGCGCGTGAGCGACAGCCGGTTGGTGCCCTTCTCATATTTCTGGACCTGTTGGAACGAGACACCCAGTGCCTCGCCCAGCTGGTCTTGCGACATCTTCTGCTGCATGCGCAGGTGGCGTATCCGAAGACCGATCTGGCTATCGACACCTCCCGCGGACCTTGGTCCAATTGGTTTCTTGGTCATTTTGCCTTCCCGTTCTTTTTAGCAGCGCGCTGCCGCTTCTTCGCAAGCGCCGCCTTGTGCAGTGTGTATTCCTGGCGAGCCTTCGGCAGTTCAGTAGCGTAGACCGGAGCCAACTCGCGGTGCAGGCCATAGGTGTAACCCATCGCATGCGCCATTTTTGCAAACGTGGTGTGGGCGGGACGTTTGGTTTCGCCGCCGAACATATTCTTCACGGTGGAGGCCGACAGGCCGGCCAGCACCGCCAGGTCTTTTTCCCGAAGCTTCTCCCGCTGCCAGATGGTGCGGAACACATCGATCTCGGGATCGCGGTCGATGAAATTGTACGAGCGCGTCAGCCACGATCTAGCCATGGGGCGCCTCCGCGCCGTTGGCCTTTGACTTCATGCCCTTGGCGAGAAGTACATAGGTTCCTGGCCCGGTGCGCTGTGCCAGCTTTCTTTTCATCAGTGCGTCGATCTGCGGCGAGACCGATTTGCGCGAGCGCCCCTGCTTCTCGAAAATGTCCATCAACGGGCCGGTCGCGAACTTGCCGCCGTGCTTCCTTGCATAGCCAACGATGACGTCGGTGCCGGGGATGCCGCTGGGGTGGCGCGGGTGTGCTTTGCTGCTGCGTGGCTTCTTCTTGTTGTGCTTGAACGTCACGACGTCGGTGATCAACTCTGATCCGGTGACGACCAGGCCCTCGATGTGGGCGAGCGCCACCATGGTGTGGCCGAGACGATCGACATCAACCTCGCATGAAAGACGGAAGCGTTGCTGTACTGGTTGTTTTGGCATGGGCAGTCCCCGTGTCTGAATTATTCGGAACTTGCACCTTAGCAACAATATGGCGGAAAAACTACGACTTGGTGGCAAAGGCGCGCAATTGTCCCAAAGGACGGTTTTTGACAATTTTGGGGTGTGTTAGCATAACGCTGCCATGCTACCTGAGCAGTGTCGTGCGGCGCGGGCGTGGCTTAATTGGACGCAGCGTCTGCTGGCCGCAAAGGCAGGCGTATCGGCCTCCACGATCCGCAATTTTGAAGCGGGCAACAATATCCCGCACCCCAACAACCTGGCGGCTATCCGGCGGGCGTTGGAAGAAGGCGGCATGCAGATTGCCGACGACGGCAGCACGGTCGGCAAGAAAAAAGGCCGGTCGTGGGACCGGCCTTGATGTCGTTTATTCGACGCGCGTCAGAACCCGCGTTTCTTTTGATCCTGCCGAATGCACTCCTCCCGATATCGGCGCTCGAACTCTTCCGGCTCCACGACCATGATGTTGTAGACACAATAGAGAGCGGCGAGATAGGTGAGGGGCGGGAAGAAAGCCCACCCCAACAGCGCCACCGCCAGCATGATCAAGATGGGTTTCATGCCACCACCCGCAGCTGGGGTTTGCGCGATCGCTTTGCCAACACAAAGTTCGCCCAGGCATCCATCACCACCCGGCGCTTGTCGAGCGCGGTGCCGCGCAGGTAGACCACCATCGCGCTCTCGCCCTTGATGTGGTGCATGCAAAATTCCAGCACCTGGGAGGAGTAGTCGCCGACCTCGGCGCCCCAGGTGCGGAACGAGGCGCGGAAACCATGCACGGTGATGTCTGATCGTTTGAGGTCGCGCTGCAGCAGGGTGCGCAGCGTGTTGGGGTGCAGGCAGGTGCCGGGCTTGGCGCCGGGAAACACGAAGGTGTCGCACAGGCTGGTTGCCTTGATCTCACGCAGGATTGCGATCGCCTGCGGCGACAGCGGCACCACAGCCTTGAGGTTATTCTTCATGCGCTTCTTGGACAGCGTCCAGGTCGCGGCGTCGAAGTCGATCTCGCTCCAGCGCATGCCGATCGTCTCGGCGGTGCGCGAGGCGGTCAGGATCAACAGCAGCAGCGCCTTGGCCGACATCGAGCCGCGCTCGATCAGATCAGTGACGAAGGCCGGCACCTTGCTGTAGTCGAGGGAAGCCTGCGGGCCGCGCACGTTGCCCGTCTGGTTGGGCAGGAGGTCGGCCAGGTTATCGCGGAACGCCGCCGGGTTCTGACCGATATATTTCTTGTGGGCCTTGGCGGCGCGGAAGATCCGCTCCAGCATCGACAGGAACTCGCGCGCGGCGGCGGGGCGCTTGAGCCAATCCGGCAGCACCAGGCGCTCGATGTCAGAGGTCTCGATGTCGGCGATCGGCATGTCGGCGATCGGCGCAAATTTCTTCGGGAAGGTGTTCTGCCAGCGATCGACCGAGACCGGGTGCTTCAGTCCGGTGATCAGGATGGCGATGCGCTCCGCGGCGAACTCGCCGAAGGTCAGTGCGCTGCCGCTGGCCCTCACGGTGCGGACCTGGTCGCGGGCCTGCTTGGGATCGATCGGCGGGTTCTGGCGCAGGCCACGCTGGATGTCGAGGGTGCGCTCGCGGGCGTCGGCCAGGGTGATCACCGGGAAGGAGCCTAACCCGATCTTGGTCGGTTTCTGGCCGGGCACGGTGTAGTTCACCTTCCAGCTTCGTGTGCCGGTCGGGTAGACGATTAGCCACAGTCCGAGACCGTCGGGGTGTTCGCCCTGCGGAAGCTTGGCGAGGTTCTGACGATCGAGCAAATGCATCTTCTTGGTCATGGTGTCCCCCTGGCGCGAAAGCGCGGATGTGCAACTTATATCAAATTGCACACAGAAGCCAAGGGCGATTTTGGGGCGATTTGAAACGTGATGAGCGCAGATTAGCCAGGATGGTCAAAGACGGTCATAATCCGAGAAGTCGCTGCGGCACAGCCATAACTCTCACGCATGCGATGAGCAGTGATGAGCCGGGAAGAGCTGAAAATACAGGATTCGGGATTACACACTTAGGCTTTAACCCATTGAAATAGGTGGATATTATTTTTGGTCGGCCACGCCAAGGGCGAATTTATGGCGAATTTTGCGGGCGAGTTTCGTCGGTTGGCGGCGAGCCATTCTGCCTTTGCATGAGTTGATAGCGTCTAAACTCGGAGCCTTCGACTATGATCCGATTGCCGTTGTAATGGACTGTGAGGAGCTTCTGCTTTCTGGCGCGGTCGAAGGTCGAGGTGCTGATGCGGCCCAACCGGCAGCATTCCAGCCGGGTCAGGAACGGCTGATCCGGATCGGGCATCGGGATGTCGTTTGGGTGCTTGGATGTCTTGCTCATCGATCAACTTCCTTCCATTGATAGATCGCCTGCGCCCGTTCGACCCGCGCCAGCGCCTCGCGCAGCGTCATGGCGGCGAGGTCTAGTTCGACCTTCGCCACGGTTTCCCAGTCGGGCCGCACCAACAGCCGCTTGGCGGCGGCCTCGACCATCATCGACCCCGACGCAATCTTGTCGAGATCGCCGTGCGGCCCGGTGCGGTGGTCGATCCATTC